ATATCACAACTATTGGCCACTTGGAATCGGTGGAGACTGAGGTGCCATCAGGCATAATCAATTCTTCACCGTCGCCTAAGTCTAATTCACTTTCGTAGATAATTTTCGAGAAGTTCTTATCCGTCCAGTAGACGCATTTCTTGCCGTCATCGTTAATGCCATAGAACTCCAAGATTTGGTAAATATCCGAACCATAAGGCTCTAGTGGTGGAGCAATACCTTCTCTCGCTTGATCGCGTTTAACTTTATAATTCCATAAGTAAGGATCAATACCTGAAGCGATGTACTGAACATCAAAATCATCCTTTAAGAGGCCCGCTTTCTGTAAATTCTTGAGTTCACCCTTAGTCTTTGTGAGCCACTTCCAGTAGTATCGCCACTCTTGAGGGTTTTCAAAGTATGGATCGTAACCAAAGTTTAGGGGGTTAATGACGTGGGGTTGAAGAATCTTCTTCTTCATGTCAAAGCGGACTGTTTCTAAGTATCCTCGGCCAAAGAATAATGTATCCCAGATCCAGTCATAATCAATCTTAGCTTTACCCATTTCCTGATAGTCTGAGGTAGCGAGCATGTTGTAGGAGTTGATCTGCTCTTGGGTAATACCCTGTGAAGGAAGGAATTTAACCTGTATCTGATCGTCGTAGACACCAGCCATAATGCGGTCAAAGAGCGTCAGCATGACGGTCGAACTGATATTCTCATCGCCACGTCTCAGGTTTGAGAGCAACGTTAATTGAGCGGCTTGCCGCTTCTTGCGAGCTTGGAGAAAGTTAAATGATTCTAAGTAGTATAAGCCAATGTCTGGGGCGGTCATTTTTTAATGAGTTGTGAGAGGGTGAATGCGTTCTCGACTATGCCAGTGAGGCCTCTTGGAATGCAGGTGATAATAATACGATAGTGAGTCTTACTCTTTGAAAAGATAATGCGTGGAGCTATGTCTTCATACGGCTGTAATTCATCACGCCATAAAAGTGACATAATACCATTCTTGTGATGGTTGAAGAGTTCTTGAGCTGTTGGTTTATATTGAGCAAAAGCCGAAGGATTAGCCCCGAACTCAAAGAACCGTATGACAACTTTTTGGCCTGTTCCTAAATCAGCCTCAAGCTTTGTATCTGATTGAGCTTGAACTTCTTCACCTTCCCATTCAATGTCTTTTACCGGCGCGTTCTTAGCGTCTTTCTCAAGAGCCTTAAACTTTTTTGGTTTAGCCTTGTTCATAAATCGTATTCATTTTGTCATAGAAAGGCATACCGCCATTACGACTGACTGAATTATTACGGATTACACTATCTGATATAACCATTGTCAAGACAGCGGCATCAACGCAGTTAGGACTCATTAATCCTTCTCTGAATAACTCTTCTTTTGGTTGAATACCGATCTTGCCGTCCTTGTTTTTATACTTCACATATTCAAATTCATTCCAAGCTGGGGTTTGGATGAGTCGTCCTCCAGAGAGTAACCATTTTCTCTCACGCCAATGCCATTCAGCCTTTAAGTTTTGGAACATCTCATCATCTGATTTTTCACCAAACGATACGCCCCGAACGTTATAGCCTAAATCCTTAAGTCTATCGAAGACTCCTTGTCCTACACCAGTTTTATCAATCACAATCATATCCGCTTTGTTACGGTTATATTCTTCCATGATGACACCGACCAAATCCATTGTGTTCGGCATCTTCTGGTTAAAGAGGATGTCTTGTAGGTTGCCTGATTTTAAAACGATGGCACTATTATCGCCTCCGGCAGCTGGGTCAACACCTAAGACTTTATAGCCTGTGTGTATACCATTAGGCACAAAGACTGATTGAAGCTCTTTATCACTTAAGAGCCGAATATAACCTTTAGCATCCATTGACTCGGTGAATGAATCCCAATCACCTTCTAAGAAGGCTTTACGCTCTGCTATTGGGAGTGACTCAAGTGATTTATAATAAGTTGCATCAAGGTGTGGATTATCTGTGGGTAATGCAGGGACAAAGACAAATTCATATTGTTCACCTTCTTCAGGCGGAAACATTCGTTTAACCCACATATTCTTAACCCAGGCTTCACCGACTGGGTTACACGCTGCTAGGAATCTAACGTCTTTTATTCCAGACCAGCGTAAACGTTTACGAAGTTCTCTAAAGGTAGTAATAGGGTTACGGTTGATTTCATCCACTGCTTCCACAGCAAATTCAACAGAGAGATATTTCTCAGGCTCATCAAGGTTTCTAAATGCTATAACTCCTGAACCATATTCAGGTGCAAGGGTAAACTCATGAAATTGGGCGTTATACTTACCTAACCATGCAGGAAATTCATATTTAACTTTAGAGAGGTGACGATCGTTTAATGATGTGTAGTCTTCACAGAACAATCCTCCTCGCACCCCGCGAATCTTATACTTTGAATAATACTTCATGAGCCAGTAGACCATCATCCACCGGAGCCAATATGATTTACCTGAACCTAAGGAGCCTCCGTAGAGCACAAACTTAAAACGCTTAGACGCTTCTTGAGCTTCTTTTTGTTTTGGTAAGAATTTAGCTAAATCAGAGAATTTGATTACTTCATCATTCATCAACTGATATTATTTTAGTAGTGAGTTCTCCTGATACTTCCATATCTTGTTTAGCTTTACCCTCGGCCATTTCCCAGATAGTCTTTTTATCTATTCCCTCTAAGAAGGCTTGTTCTTCTTCAGGAGTCATAGCATTAAGCATTGCTTTAGCACGTTCTTTAAGTGACTTACCTGGTGGTCTACCAGCAGGATTACCACTTTGACCTTTTTTGAATTGGTAGGGTTTTAATTCGCTGTAATCACGCTGTTCTATCTGAGGTTCCATATTGACTATAGCTTTGAACTATTGTATTAAAAATTAAATCAAGGTCTAGCTTCTTTAAAGACATTTCTAGGGCTTCGTTGTAGAGATAGTTATTGTATGTTAGTAAATCTTCTGTTACATCTTCCCATCTCTTTACAAATAATATAGGAAATCCTTTCATTAATTCTCTAAAGTAAGGATGATCTATCATCACTGGCACGCGGCGCAGATAGAGTGATTCCCAGTTCCTGTGGCAATCTATACCATGCCCTTTAGGGCAAATCATGAACTTGTGGTCTTGGAGTTCTCTAAGGAAATCACGGTATTTGCTGTATGGAAAGAACTTACTGTCCTTATCAAATCTCGTAGTAGTCCAAGATAAGCCTTCAAAGTTACTGAGATATTCCCGTTCAGGGTTTCGCTCGATGCCGCAGTTGATGTATAAAAGTTTAGTTGGAGTAATGTGTTCATCCTTCTCAACTATTTCCTTCATAATAGTGAGTCTATTATCATCCGCGCCGAGTTCGCGTTGCAATCCATAAGGAAAGGGATGAATCTTATCGCCAAAATATTCCGCGTTAACCGCGTGAATGCCTAAAACATTCTCAGGTACCTTTATGTATGAGTCAATAGGGGTGTCCTCATGAGAGGTAAATATCACAAACTTATTGCGAGGATGTAAAGAGCAGAGAGCTAATAAGTCATTAGTGGTTAAAAGGTAATGCACCCAGCGAGCATCCGAGCCTTCATTTGCCCATACTGGCCTGTTGTAGAGCCGTATATTGTCAATGAATAATGTCATCAATTTGCCCTCAAACGCTTTGCAAAGCTCTTTAAACTCACTATTAGCAGGATTAGCCATTTTCATGAATCCACCTTTGGGGCTAGGAGAACTAGCTGCACCCATATGATCTCCGAATGAGTAATCACAGAGTTCTGATAGAGTTGTGCCGTTTATTATTTGCATCGGTATAAGTAATCTTGGTGTGAACCATCCCAACCATTATTTTGTTCTTTGGAGAAGTTAGAAAGACAAGCCACGCGGTCGTAGTTAGACAAAAGTTCGTCCATAGCTTCAAGAGGATAGTCGCGCAAATTCACTTCAACAAGGATATAGGTTATCTTAACCTTTTCAAAGTTAATGCCCTTCAAGACTTCCAATTCAAAGCCTTCAACATCAAGACTTAAAAAGTCTACTGTGGTAATGCCGTATTTATCAAACAATTTCTCAAACGTCGTCACAGGAACTTCAGTCATGAAGGAGTTAAACGTCCTCCCGGCGAGCTGACCATACGCATGTCGAGTGATACTTGACCACGCCCCGATACCATATTCTCCATCGAGGACAAAATCCCCCATCACTGTATCGCCGGTGTGATCTTTAGATACTAATGCAGTTCGTTCAACAATAGACTTTCTATTCTTCCGGCAGTTATCAGCCGCTTTCTTTGAGGGTTCAACTAGTAAACCATTCCAGCCTAAGTCTTCTAGGAGTTTAGTATTGGACATGAATAACCCATCAAGAGCCCCAGCTTCGACAAAGAAACCATTTTGTATGTCCTGTAGGTAAGGTAGGATTTTGATATCAATTCTTCCCTGTTCGTTATCTACAAGCCATTTCTTAAATTCCTCTTTATTCTTTTCTAAATAATCTTTAATCATGTAAATAAATGGCTATACTTAGCCCTATTATCGAGTAAATACTGAGGTAGATCTTCCTCATCTTTCCACATCTTAAACTCATTTCCTTTCCAATCATGAGTTCGTCCTAGAAAATCTATGTTGGCATCCATGCGGGCTTTCAATCCATCTTTCACCCAGGGGATGTTTACTTCCTGATGATCGTAGGATTCTATTTTTTTTATCAACGCCTCATAGCCGCCTAAATTTGTGAAGTGCCACCCACCGTCTTCTAAGATAACACTATGATCAGCTCTAATTTTGTTTAAATCTTTAATGTTTTTATACTTAAATACATTCGTTCCCTGCCAGTCTTCGCTTGAGCGATTGTTGAGGTAATAGGAGTAAGCGAGTTGTTTTAATTTTCCTTCTTTAGTTTGAGGTGTCCATATCTCATCAACATCGCCGTAGTAGATTGTGTCATCATCGGATAAATCCCACATACCTAGAGCCAGACGAATAAAATCTTTTTGGAATGCGGCGCGTTTAAAAGCATCCGATGACTTGTGTTTCGGAGCTTCAATATAAAGAATCTTATGATGCCATTCCTTAAATCTATCTCTATTTTCTTTATAGTAGAGAGGTTTTGGCTTCCCTGAAAACGTCTCAGGAGACTCACACAATACAAAATAATCTACTTCTTTATCTAAGATATTTAAGCGTATTTCGAGTATATCCTCTTCCCCGTTATACATGAAGCAATCGTAAGTCATATAGTCCACATAAGGTAATAGCTTCGTTCGGCACACTGGGCTTCGACGGGCTCTTGGCAATATGGTAGTGCTTCAGCCATTTTGATATAAAAATCTTTAGCATATTTATGCACCGTCTCACGGGTTAAAATATAGTTCCCACCTGGCGCGAATGGAATATAACCCGGACTCGGAATGTGGAGATTATCTGCCCACTCTTTAAATGAATTGACATATTTACTTGGGAATGAACCAAAATACCAACTATTATTTCGTTCGTAGTACATACCGTGTTGGTAGTAACAGACCCAGCCCAGTCTGTCGGTATAGGTTTTGTGGTGTTGGGTTAAAAGTGGAGTAAAGACAGTGTTGTCTTTTACTTTATCGTATTCCTCCTTAGAAATGTATTTAAATAAGTTAGTCTTTCCCCATAAGAATACCTCGGGTAGATTATCGTAGTTATCTATTAAATACTTGAGTTTTGGATAATCAACTTGACCTATATTTTCTTCATAGATAATCTTAGTTTGGTCAAAATCCTTTAGCCATTCTTTTGAATCAGAGCGATCATAGATGAGGTAATCATCTCCAATCCAATCTTTCTCTGGGGTGAAATTGTAATTTACTAAAATCTTTTTCATTTTATCAGTAACCTTTTATGGGTAAGGTGATATTTCCCACAGTATTCACATCGGTATGCCCGCATCTTTTTATACTGATTTGAAAAACGGTCTGCTTCTCCTTTGGCGTCAGTTTCTTCTCGATAACAGGTTTTCCCAGTCACAAAGCATTTCATATATATGTGAATTTCTTGTAATAGTTCTGAGGTGTACTCCAAATCTTTGTCCC